GTCTTATACCTTCTTTAACTTCTGAAACAATAACTTTGTCTACAATACCAGAAGTACCATAATTTACTTTTTTACCTATAACAGAGGTTGTTTCTTTACCATCAACCATCTTTTTTACACATTTTGCCGCAATTACATCTTCATCTGTAACGTATGTATTTTCCTTTACAAAACCATTATCATCTAAATTATTATATTTTTCAGGATTCATTTTACGGATATTTTTCTCAAATAACGGATTTGCAAAATATTCTTTTCCATTTTTAGTAATTTCTTCTTCTTCTTCATAACTTCTTAAATACAATGATTGAAACATTCCTCTTTCAACCGAAGATCTATTAAGGATAAAAGCATCTTCTTGATTATATCCTGTATAAGATGCTATTGCTACAATCGCATTTATTCCATATGGTAATTTATCAACATCTGTATATTTTTTATATCTTGTAGTAACAATCGGTCTTTGAGGATAATATAAAATATGTGAAAATGTTTCAAAACGAGTATTATAAGCAGATGAATAAACACCTACAGCATGTTTTGTTTGTTGACATGAAAAAGCATTGCGAGGATATTGAGAATGTTCCGGAAAAGGAATGTTTAATGAAACAGCACTTAACATTAATGAAGGATGTATTTCACAATGGCTGTGTTTATTTTCATATGTCCTCATATCTTTTGCTATTAATGTATTTTCTGTTTCAATTGAATCGATATATTCAATCGGAGCAGCATTTTCAACTAATATTTTTACAAAATCCCCTTGTTCTTTTAATTCTTCTAAATCATCCCGAAAGTATTCATTTTGTTCAAAATTAAGATTTTCACCATATTTTTGATATAAATAACCATGGATTCCCTTTTTCCATGTTTCAATCAAACTATAATCTCCATTAATAAGTGAATTATATTTATCATTATTTTTATCTTTTTTAATTAAATTGAAAATAGGTCTTACAATTCTACCTGAATCACAAAAAATATGAACTTCATTACTTTGAATATTCCATGAAATAGATGTTGTAATATTGATAAAACTATTTAATTTTAAAAGTTTCAAATATTGAACCAATTTAATGGGTTCATAATGAATACCAACCAGTTTTCCATTTAAAAATACATTTGAAGAACGATAAAAATTTTTAGGAATACAATCTTCTAATGGTAAAACATCACTATCGTATAAAGCCATTAATATATTATTATCATTTATGTTAGTTGTTACTCTTGAAATAATAGATAGATGATTAATAATACCTACATTTCCTCCATCTGGAGATTCAGTTGGACAAACAAACCCCCATTGAGAATTATGTAACTTTCTTGGCCCAACTGTTTTTGATCCTGCAGGCAAAGGTGTCGATAATCTTCTAATATGTGAAAGTGTCCCTAACATAACATTTCTGTTTAAATCTTGAACAATTCCTTGACGACTTGAAATACCTGTACCAAATCTTGCTCCAAAAGATTTTGTAATAGTATTCATAATAGAATTATCAAAAATTTTATTTAAATTCAAAGGATTAATAATATTTGAAATATCAGAATCTTCAATTGATTCATAATTTAATTTGTATTCAGCATCAATTTTTAATGATGTATTTCTTTTGTATTTTCCCCATAATTCACGATATAATTCTAACAATAAAGATCCGGCTAAATCAATACGTTTATTTGTATATGAATCTCTATCTGTTTCTTTAAAAACCCCCAGATACGTTAAAAGGATTTTTCTAACTACAAAACCTAAATATTTTGCTTTTGATAAATTATTTGTACCATAATTGGGAAGTAAATTATTATTAAGAATATCTATAACATTATAATTTTCTTTCCCTTTTGTATTTAATGATAATAATTTAAATGCATTTTTTTGTGTATAAATCGGTTCAGCATCTTTAATACTTGGTAACATTAATTCATATAGTTTGCTTTTTAATTGTATATTATCATTTTCATAAACAATATATGATAAAATTTCTTTATCTGTAATTATACCTAATGCTCTAAACATAACAAATAAAGGAACATTAATATCAAACCCTAAAACCCGAACAGTAAAAGTATTTTGTCTTAAAACAATATCTTTATCTTTATTTCTTAGTTTATTTTCAATATATGATACATAATTAGTTCTTGATGATTGAAAACCTTCATTTGAAATAGATTTAATATTTCCTTGAAGGATAATATTATCCTCCGCGGATTTATTGATATACAAAATATTATTTACTTTTTTTTCTTGAGAAAGTATTACTTTTTCTTTTCCTTTAATTATAAAATAGCCTCCATGATCATAAGGACATTCTCCAAAATCCGATAATTTTATAGGATCTAATTTATGTAATAAACACATTTTAGAATGAATCATGATAGGTATTGATCCAATATTTACTTTCTCAAAATTTTTAATGATAGTTCTTCCATCATCATTATGAAATATAAAATGAACACCAATATTACACAAAATATTTGATTGATATGTTAAATTTTTTAATCTTGCTTCATTTGGAAACATAACAGACAAATTATCATTTTTATAAATAGATGGTGAAGATACAAATACATTTTGTATTTCTTTCTCAACAACTTTTCCATCTTTTTCTTCTTTAATTTTGCTTAAAGGTACTCCTTCTTCATCCAGAGTTTCACCATAATAAATCCTTAATTCATAAGCAAAACTATTTTTCTTTTTATTTTCTCCTTTAAAAAGTATATATGGATTTTCGCGTTTAATAATTTTTTGAATTCCATTTTCTTCTGAAAAGATAAATTCGTCAAATGATTCAATCTGATGTTGTGATTTGTAATATTCTGTATCTCTAAAAAATGTATCAATTATATCCCATTCATTAATTAACTTTTTTTCCATAATGATTATATTATATAGTAAGTATTTTTTTTAAATCAATATACAATACAAAAAATATTGATTATATTATAAATGAGTAAAAAATTTTATCCTGAACCACTTGTTGCAATTAATTTAACTCCTGAAGAACAAAGAATGGCTGATATGAGCTGGGAAGATTTAGAAAAAATGTATGGTTCAAAATCTCCAAAGAAAAAAACAATACTCCAAAAATGGAATAAAAGTGGCCCATCACCTGGATGGTTAGCGCATCAAGGCGCCCTTCCTATTGCGGCTAGGCCAAAAAGAAGATCACGATCTAAATCTAAATCAAGGTCCAGATCAAGATCAAGATCCAGATCAAGATCAAGGTCCAGATCAAGATCAAGATCCAGATCAAGGTCCAGATCAAGATCAAGGTCCAGATCAAGATCCAGATCCAGATCTAAGTCTAAATCACGTTCTCGTTCCCGTTCAAAAGGAAAGAAAGGAGGATATGGACCGATGACCCTAAGAGGTGGAGGAAAAAAGCGTAGTAAAAGAAGAGGAGGAACAAGCAGCAATAATCGTTAAATAAAATTATCTTTTAATATATTAATTCATTAATATGTAACTAAAATATTACATATATTATAGATGACAATTAATACTTATTCATCATTAAGAGGTGGAGGAGAACTAGCTACTAATTTAGCATTTGAAATTATGAGTTCTAATATGAAAGGGGGAAAGAAAAGAAGAAAATATACAAAGAAAAGATCAAAAAAGAAATATTCTAAAAAAAAAAATTCTAAAAAAAGATCAAAAAAGAAAGGATCTGGTATTTCTGGTTCTCGATTAAAATCGAGAAAAGATAATTTAAAGGAAACTGGATTATGGAAAGAAATAAATGATAAACTTATCTTAGCAAGTGGTGATTTGGACAATAAATTTGTGGATGAAAGAATTTTTATGAAAGATAAAAAATTAATTAATGAAAGAATTAAACAATGCGAATATGAAAAAATGTTACTAGAAAATGAGATAGATTATTTGAAAAATAGAATTACAAAAGCAAGTTACATTTAAAAAAATAATTTAAAATTATTTTGAAAAAAATTATAATTAATAAAATATGAAGAACCAATTGTTTAGAATTTCTCCAGATTTGCAATTTACTGAAAATTTACTAAAATTATTCGGTATCAAAGATATAACTGATAATCATTCATTTACTAGAACGAATTTGGAAGATTTAAAAACAGTTGAAAAAATAAAAGAAATTACAAAAGAATTAACAAAATATTATATTCCTTGTAAAGCAAAAAAATATTTATTAACGGAATTAAATGAAAAAAAATGTATTACAATATTACGACAATTTTTAAAAATACATAATCATACATTGATATCAAAAGAAAAATATGTAAAAGGAAAAAAATTATTATTTTATCAAGTTATACCTCAACAAATTGATATGTTAACAAAAAACAGAGAATCTGAAAAAGTTATTCTTTCATTTGATTAATTTTCATACCTTTACAAGGGGAAAATGATTTACGATGCCATTCTGTTATACCATATTCTTTAATAGCGTCCATATGTTGTTTTGTTCCATAACCTTTATTTTTATCAATTCCATATTTTTTTAATTCAGGATATTCTTCAACTAATTTAAGAATATAATTATCCCTATAAGTTTTGGCAAGAATACTTGCTGCAGCAATACTTTTATATGTATTATCACCTTTAATAACACAGTCATGATTAATAAAATCATCTTTTGTTTGACTATAGTATGGATGAAAATGATTTCCATCAACCAAAATAGTATCAATATCATGTGATTCTGTTAATTCATCAAGGCATAAATGCATACCATCTAATGAACATTTTAATATATTTTCTTTATCAATTATGTTATTGTCTAATATTTTAATTGAATAACCTAATGATTTTTCTTTAATATATTCAAAACATTTATTACGATGTTTTTCTGTACATTTTTTTGAATCTTTAATAACAATATTTGGATCAGGATCTATATCTGGCCAAATAACACCCGCAATACATACAGGGCCAAATAAACATCCTCTTCCAGCTTCATCTAATCCAACTTCTATATCACCTTCATTCTTGTATTGTTTTAGAATATTTTGAGACATTTAAAATATATATATTATTATAATTATGCTTCTAAATGATTTTCTATATCAGAGATCAGTGATAAAAAATAAACAAATGCAAAATATATTATCTTTTAATGTTTTAATACCTAAAAATACAATATATGATCATAACATAAATAAATATGAAAAAGAAGAAGATTTTGTTGAAGAAATAAAAAATATTACTCTTAAAGGTGGTAAAGAAAAAGATAATCTTGAAGAAGAACAAGTAAATGAAGATCTTGATGTTTTATGTACAGATTTAGTAGAAAAAACAGAAAAAGTTATTGAAGAAAATGAAGAATTATCAGAAGAAAATAAAAAACTCGAGGAAAAAAATGATAAATTAAAAAAAAAATTAGAAGATTGTGAAGATGAAAGCGATTCAGATAAAGAATCAGATAAAGAAGAAGAAAAATATGAATTTGTCCCTGTTGAAGATGAAGAAGAATCAGAAGAAGAATTTAGAAAGAAAATGAAAGGTGCTCTATTACATATTTCAAAACAAATAAAAGAACAAGATGGAGGTGATGAAGAAAAAAAAGTTATCTATGATAATATTTCTAAAGAAGGTGGTCAATTTAAAGATGAAAATGTAAAAAATGTAGTAGTATCTTTCTTTTAATATATATAATATTATATGATATCAAAAAAAGCCCTTACGGTTGTATTATTAATTATACTTTTTTATTTGTTGTTTATTAAAAATGTTGAAGGTATGGAAACAGATGGAGATAATGATGATGGATTTTTTTCATTTTTTTCAAAATTCTTTAGTGGAATGTTGAATCTATTTTTTGATGATGAAGATGAAGATGATAAATGTAATTTTGATGATTATGAAAAATATGAATTTAATATGGATAATCTTGAATTTGATTTGGGTGAACTAATTACGACAATTTTTAGTAATCTTTCAAATGAAGATCCATATAGTGATGGATGTAGTATTTCAAGAAAACATTTAATTGATTATGGATTTTCTAAATTAATTGTTGACTATACATTCAAAGAAATATTTAATGATACTCAAGAATTGAATTTCGTAAGTTTTGATAAATTTATAAGATCATTATTGCGAACTTTTAGTGATAGAAGAGTTGAAGGGATGAATAATGATATTGATATTGATAAATTAGAAAATAAAATGAGAGGAAATCCTAAAGATTTAATAATGTCGGGTGTAGCGTTATTATTTTGTTTTATCGCAAATGGAAAAACAACTTTAAAGAAAAATAAAATTAATGAAAATTTTAGAATAATTTGTTCAATTAATGGATATAGCAAAAATGCTGCTGGATTAATTACAAGAGTTAGACCTGGTCTTTTAAAAGATTTATTTGAAATTATTGCTGATGGAAAAGATGAAATTACATTACATGATTTCAAGAGAGGTGTTATAGAAAAATCAGAAATCAAAGAATATTATAGTGATCATTTTAAGTTTATGATAAAAATACTCATGAAAATTTCTAATGATAATAACATTGATTCTACTTCTATTGAATTGGAGTATTTAAATATGATAGACTATGTATTTGAACAATTTAGTCATACTGATTCAAAAGATATAATCATAATTGAAAAAGCAGTTGAAAAAATGGTAGATCAAGGGATAGGTAGAAGAAGAAGAAGGAAAAAAAAGATATATCATAATAGTAATAGTAATAGTAATAGTAATAGTAATAGTAATAGTAATAGTAATAGTAATAGTAATAATTTATCATTTGAATGCCACGATGCATGTGAAGAATGTGATGGTCCAGGATATTATGATTGTACAGTATGTCCTGACGATGGATTATTAGTTGATGAAGATGGAGATGGAGCTGGTTCATGTGGAGAAAATAATAATAATAATAATAATAATAATAATAATAATAATAATAATAATAATAATAATAATAATAATAATTTATCATTTGAATGCCACGATGCATGTGAAGAATGCGATGGTCCAGGATATAATGATTGTACAGTATGTCCTTCTGGTAAAGTATTAGTTGATGAAGATGGGGATGGTGGTGGCTCATGTGAAGAAGTATATATATTACCAGTAAATGAACAAGAAGAAATATATAATGAATGTAATGAAAATATAAGTGCCGAGAGATATAATTGGTGTTGTAATCCGGATGGTTTTAATTACTATGATCAAAATTTATGGGAAGATGAATACAAAATGAAAGGCACCCCACTTTGTAACGTGATGGAAGATTTATATAATCAAGAATATGAAAGATTAATGAATGAATGTGAATCACTACCACATACATTATCTAATTATAGATATTGTTGTAGAAATGCTATATTAGATCATACAGAATTATGTAGAGAAAAACACACTGAAGTTTATAATGAATTAATTGATATAGTAACAACAAGTGAGACAACATTATGTTTAGGAAAAGAAGATGTAAGGGATAGTAATTATTGTTATATGTATTGTCACGGAGATAATGAATGTAACTCAAACCTGATCCCTAATTATGAATTAGAGTGGTGTAATGAAAAATGTGAAATAAAAGAAATCGGTCCTGTTGACGGAGACCCTACTAGTAATCAAGAAACATTTGGAAGATGTTTAAGTAATTCAGTTGATAACAATGAAATATCAACTGATGATTATGAAATAGCTATAAATGTAAGAAAACATTTAGAATGTTTAAATATAACTAATATACATGAATGTAATGGATATCATGGAGAATTTGGAGGATGTAATTGGGTTAATCAAGACAACGTAATTTTAGCAGAACATGTTGCGGATCAATTATCTTCAGAACTAGTTGATGAATTAAGCGAAAATTTAGTAGATCAAATAGCAGTACAAGTTAGCGAACAAGTTACCGAACAAGTTAGCGAACAAGTTACCGAACAAGTTACCGAACAAGTTAGCGAACAAGTTAGCGAACAAGTTAGCGAACAAGTTAGCGAAGAAATAAGAGAAGAAATAATAGAAATTCAAAATGAACCTGGTAATAATAGCCGTTAAAAAACAATCTAACTATATAATATAATGAAAGATTTAAAAAAATACGTTACATATTTCTTATTATTTTTACTTGCATATTTACTCTCAAAAGAAATTAAAGAAGGATTTATAAACTTTTTCCCTGGAAACCCTTTACCACCCGGTCAACTACCAAGAAGAAAACATTGTCGTAATGTTCCATTATTCTATAGATAAAACATTCTATATTATAAAAATATTATAAAAATATTATAAAAATATTATAAAAATATTATAAAAATATTATAAAAATATTATAAAAATATTATATATATTATAAATGTTAAAGAAAATTCTGAACAAAAAAGAAGGGAAATGCGTTTTTATTATTATATCATTTATTATAGGATATTTATTGGCAACTCAGAATATATCCGGAATATTTGAAGGGTTTGGAAGAAATTATGAAGGTATGTTAAACAGTTTAGAGAATCGAAGAAACAGAATTGAAAAAACATTATTGTATTATTCAAATATTAGAGATGAAACTGAAGACAAAATAACAAGAATGGAAAATTATCTAAGGGGACTACGAGGATTCAGTAGACGTAGGGTGCGAAATCGAATAACATGGATGCGAAGAAGAATAGATAATCTTGACAAGAATATCGAAAAAAATATTATTGCTTTAAATAATATTGAAGAAAGAATCAATGATATTTATAATATAAACAATAGTTTCAGAAATAATACTTTCAATAACAATACTGAAAATAATACTACTTTCAATAACAATAGAAATAATACTGAAAATAATACTACTTTCAATAACAATAGAAATAATACTGAAAATAATACTACTTTCAATAGAAATAATACTGAAAATAATACTACTTTCAATAGAAATAATACTACTTTCAATAGAAACAATACTACTAGATATAGATAAAATATTTATTCGTTAAATCTATATCATTTATTTCCTTACTTTTTATAAAATGAATTTAATTTACATGGCAAAACCAATCTATGGAGGTTGGGTCACTTTTACTGCTCATTTATGCTTAAAACATAATTGTAATCTTTTTAAAATCGGAAAAAAAACTGAAAAAAATAAAAGAAAATTTGGATACAATGTTGAATATCAAAACACAAAAATAGAAGAATTAATCCAAAAACCTAATCTTTTAGTTACAGCTGTTGATAAACATTACTGGGAATATTTAGATCTATTACCTGATGGTACAAGAATAGTTGTTCATGATCCAACAGAGTTAAAAGGAAAGGATAATAATTTAGTCAAAAACATCAACCGTTTTGATGTAATTACAATTCGTAAAACTGTTCAGGAATTTTTAGAAAATACATATCAAATTCATTCAATATTCCTTATACACCCATTTTTTGAATATCCATTGTATACAATTAAAGATAATTATAATTATCATGCATTATCAATATCAAGAATAGATTTTGATAAACATACAGATTGGATCTTAGAAGCAAACTTGATATTACCTGAAGACAAAAAAATCCAAATATTTGGAGCTGAAAACAGATTATATGTACATCACAAATTAAAAGAATTACACTTTCATGATTATTGGCATGGTAAATTCCCTAAAACATTACCTTTGTCTCACGATAATAAAGATCTATTAACATGTTGTAATTACATCGTAGATATGTCAATAATTAAAGGGGATGGAGGTGGAACACAATATACATTTTTGGAAGCTATTTATCAGGATTGTGCGTTGGTATTACATAAGGAATGGGTAGAACAAGGTGATACATTCAAAGATAAATACAATTGTTATGTTGTTGGTTATACAGATGATGTTGGGAAAGAAATAGCTGATATATTGATGAAACCGGTGGATGAAAAAATCTTACAAAATGCAAAATTATTATTAAAAGATCACA